GGAGCTGTGGCAAAAGCTTGCAGAGGTTGATTGGTCAGGTGTAGACCTTCACCACCTAGATAGTGACTACTATGACGCCCAGCTTGAGCCCGCTTGCTCCTCAGGTCAATGCTCCATCACAACGTGACCCACAACACCCTAGTCCTCATCCTTGTCTGTTTCCTGAGCTATTGGGCTGACCCAATCGCTGAGCGGATAGGGGATGGGGCGTGGGCCTTTGCCTTGGTGGCGGTCATCGCCTATGGGGCGCTTGCCTGTTGATATAAGAAAGCCCCTAAGCGCTGAGCCCCCCCATGGTTAAATGGGTGTGCGCTTAGAGGCCTGTAGACCACTCCTCGCCAGGAGTGAGCTCCATTCAAGGAGGCTTATGGGATACCACCTCAGCGGGTGTGCGTCAAGGCTTAGGCTTAATAAGGTCTGGCCTTGACTTTTCTAGCTCAAGACCTCTGATGACCCAAGTGGAATACATGGCCCTAGCTGTGATTCCTATAGCAGATGGATAGGATCTATGATCTGCTTTAGATACAACTTCCTCAACACCCTGCTCAGATAGCTTTGATTGAGCGATGAATTTTTCCAGATAGAAATTAACCTCATCTTGCCACAATTTGAGCTCATTCATCCATACCCATATGGGATCAGGATGATTCATTGTTGGACTGTCAAGGTGGCATCCATGGCACATTAGTATGAGGTTCTCAGCTTTAGGTGAGCCTCCACAAAAGTCAGGAATGATGTGGCACCTTTGAAGCCTGCTCTTGAGTTTCAAACAAGCCCAACACCGTGGCAGTTCATCATTTAGAGCTGTGTTAATCCTAGTGCTGATATTCAATCTTAGCCTCTGATCAATCTCTTTTAGCCTGTGTTGACCATCATCACTAAGCCAATAGGACTTAATTGCCTTGACTGTCGATCTACTGAGAGGTCGTTTATTATTCTTCATCATCTCTCCATCAAGTCATGGGGTGGTGACGTATGCCCCTCCACGCTGAGTCTAAGCTCAGAAGATCCCCAACCTCGCCTCAGTATAGCCCAGGCTCTTGATTGTCTTGAGGAGCTCGTCAAGCTCATCAGGGCAAGCGTTGGAGGGCTTAGACGCCACAGACCACAGCGCGGTGGCGTATGCCTCCACGTCCTTCCATGTCTTGACCTGAGCGGCGCGCTCAGTCACTAGCTTGAGGTCATCCTCATCCCAGTCAGAAGGCTCAACGCTCCCATCCTCCTCATCTAGAGAGCCCATGGTGGCAACATCTAGGAGGCGTGTCACCACATGCTGAGGAGTGGGGCGCTGATCAGGGCTGAGGCTCTTGAGCGCGGGTGGCGTGTCAGCGTCCTCAGGTGGCGCGCTCTCAATCGCCTGATGTTGTGAGGGAGGCTGAGCAGGTGGCGCGCTCACAGGGCGTGGCTGAGCTGTGGGCTCACGCAGCTCCTCACCCAAGCTCTCAGCGCTGATCTTGGCGCGCTCGCTGTCGCTCATGTTCATATTGTCAGCCAGCTCGTCAGGGCTATACATGCCACTCACAGCGTCAGGATAGACCGCCCTCAACGCCATGGTCAGCGCTCGCGCTCTCAACATCTGCATTGGCATCTGTGACCAATTGCGGTTGCGGGTCAGACCCTGAGCCTTAGCCATGTCAATGGTATAGGTGAACGTGTGAACGATAGCCTCAGGCTCATCATGTCGAGCGCACTGGTATGTGCAGTGATCTGTGTCCCATGAGCTGATAAGCATGTAGCGACAGAGCCCAGAGCGCCTAACCACGCCCGCCATAGCGTCAGCGTTGAGTGATGGCTTACCGCTCAACATGTAGCAATTGGCTTGAGTGACCGCCATGTCACCACCAAAGTGGGAGCCAAAAGCGGCGTGAAGCCTCAGGCAATCTTGGGGCTTATTGCTGATTAGTGAGGCAATCTCTTTAGCCTCTGATAAATTGCGTGGTGTGTAGATAGTCATGGTGTGGCTGCTTTCTTGTGAGTGTGGTGTGGGTCAGATGTTGAGCTTGAGGCGAAGGTCAAGGCGCTCGATACGCTCAGCGCTGTCTTGTCCTCTTGTGACGTACCAGGCGCGCATGATGTGGAACCAATCCCTTGAAGTGAGTTGGAAGGTACGACCAAGGCGAGCGCTGATGAGCTCCTCAAGTGTGTAGCGGGTGTGATTGTGGTAGCTCTCAGGGGTGATTGGGTTGATGCTATCAATGATGTGCATCTGATGGATGAGGGTAAGAATCTCATCAGGCTTGAGGTGACGTGACACAAAGGGCACAGGCTCACGCTTTGGCTCAGGAGCTGGCTTGGTGAGTTTGTCAGCGATGAGAGCAGAGACGCCAAAGGCGATGGCGATAAGACAGCAGAGGAGGAAAGTCATGGTCATTGGTGGAGCTCCTTGGTGATGGTCATGAACATGTCAGGTGTGTAGGTCTTGTTGGTGAGGCGGGTAGCGGCTAGAGCCAAACATGTAGCCACATGAACTGAGGGGATATATTGCCCCTTGAGGATTCGGCTGAGGTAGCTGTTGGTGATGTTGGCATCATCAGCTAGGTGGGTGAGGGTGTAGCGATCAACCTTGAGGTCTGCTTTCAGCTGGTCTCTAAAGCTCATGGTGTCTCCTTTGCTGAGCTGTATGAATATTCTTTTAACTCACGTCAATTATTTTGTCAACTCAGTTTGTAAGATTATATGAAAATAGTTTGACGTGAGGTCAAGAGTGACCTATATATAAGAGCACACCACAACCACAAGGAGCTCCCATGAAGGAGATGACCGCTCGCTTGTCAATCATGGCAATCGAGGAGCTGACAGCGGCTCAAAAGCTAATCATGCTCTATCTCTTGACGCGCGTTGATTGGACAACGTGGTCAGGTCAAGTCAGCACTAATGACATTGAGCTTGGCACAGCCCAGAGTGGGCGCAACATCAAGAGGAGCCTCAAAGCTCTGACGGAGCTGGGCTATATCGAGCGCCATATCACCAAGCGTGACTCAGGCCTTCACCACAAGGCTCAGATCACAGTCAACATCTCTAAACTGGGTGCCAAGAAGTCACCACCTGTAGTGACAGAAAGTCACCATACCAATTCTGTCATTGGTGACAGAAAGTCACCACCTGTAGTGACAGAAAGTCACCACACCCCTGATGGCAGTAGTGACAGAAAGTCACCACCTGTAGTGACATCTTGTCCCCCGAATAGTGACAGAAAGTCACCAAGGGTAGTGACATCCTGTCCCTCTAGTGGTGACAAAAAGTCACCCAATATCAATATAGATCAATATAATAACAATAATAATCAATCTAACATCAATAGCTCAGAGCCAGAGCCAGAGCCGCGCGTGAAGCGTGGGCTCCTTGAGGATGGCTTTGAGTGGTGTGAGCGCTGTAAGCGTCACGTCAGCATGGATGAGCCTCACACTTATCCACACTCTAAACTCATCTGTTCTGATGAGGAGCCAACGCCTGAGCAGGTCAAGGCCTTGGAGTGGGATGGAGCTTGGGGAGCTCCTGAGGTCAAGGTCAGCTCAGAGGTCAAGCGAGGTGATTTATTTTATTTTGATGAGATTCATGATGAGCTCAACTACAAGCGTGAGGTCTTAGACATCCTTAATGATTATGGACGTCATGACGTGCGCCTCTGTCTGTGGAACCGCCAAGATGGTGACAAGCTATTCAAGGAGATGATGGAAGCCAAGGTAGCTCCGCGCTCAGTCATTGATTGGGTGACGGTCTACTATGGAGGTGAGGCCACAGGTGACACACCCTCAAAACCAAAACCACCTACCAGCTTTAAGGTGACTGTTGATCAACAGAGGAAGATACTAGAAGCTGACCAAGCATGGATGAGCGGCGCGACGAATGGAGACAGTAACGCATGGTGAACTACAACGGCCTCAACGCTGAGAACTTCCCCACCTCAGAGTGGGTGAGCTCCTCAGGCTACCTCTCAACAAATCCCCTCCCCTACTGTGACCAATGCACAGCTCATGATGGGTGGGTCTATACTGAGCGAGATGGGGAGACAGCGCCCACCGCTAAGCGTTGCCCAATCTGTCACCCGCTTCGGAAGCGTCTTGAGCGCCTCGAGGAGGCCAAGCTCCCCTATGTGGCTCACCAGCACACCATCACAGGCTATGAGTGGGACAGCCCTGAGCAAAAGGAGCGGGTGGGCGCTGTGCTCGATTGGATACATGGCCACTCTAAGCCACTAGACCCACCCGCCGTGATGCTGTGGGGAGCTCCTGGGAATGGTAAGAGCACAATCCTCCATATCCTAGCCAAGCATGCTGTCTTTCAAGGGAAGCGCGCTCTATTCCTCACTCATGAGGGTTGGTTTACTGACCTAAGAGCATCATGGAAGGCAGAGGGCCTCAACCTCCATCAGATACTTGAGCGTGTTGACCTCCTCTGTCTTGATGAGCTTGGAGGGCTTGGAGGTGGTGGGCGCTGGTCTGATTGGTACAAGTCACAGACTAGAGAGATGATAGGGGCTATCTATGACCGCTGGGCTTCTAAGACTCTTAGCGTGATACTCACCTCTAACCTCACGCCTCAGACCATCACCCAAGACTTATGCGATAGGAACAGCGCCGTGAGGTCACGGCTTTCCGCAATCTTTGGCGCTCCTGTTCAGATGGTGGGGAGAGACAGGCGAGCGGGTACTGATGATGGATGGGGTTGACAGGCTAGGCTAGGGCGAGTATACACACTCATAAGAGTTTGCCTTTATCGAGCGCTGAGACTTGGCGGTAGCGACGCTCGTTTAGGTGTTAGAAGTCTCTCAGCTTGCTGAGGGGCTTTTGTTTTAGTAGTGACCGCGATGCGGTCTGTAATGAATTGTTTGTCGGAGTTTAATCCTCAGTTGTCTTAACACGGCTTCTACTGATGTCTGTGAGTTTATCTCTCAAACTCTCCTAGCAGGTCCGGTTTATCAGGTGGTGGATGACCTCTCTCTTGCTCAACTTGCACAGACGCGCGTGCGTTGACGTGATACCAATAACGCGCGCGTGCGAGGTGGAGGCGAGGTTTTTTCTGAGAACGTTCATATTCTGACCTTCAGTATGTATCGAATATCAAAACCAAGGATTAACGTTACCAGATTTAATTAATGAAGGTAATGCAGGACTTGTAAAAGCTGCCAAGCGTTTTGATGAAACTAGAGGATTTAAATTTATTTCTTATGCTGTTTGGTGGATCAGACAAGCAATTCTTTCTG